ACTGAAGAAGACCAACAACGTAAACATCACCAGTAATTGCACCAATGCGACCAGCGGTATCAGCCGTGGAAGCCTCGGTAACAAGCGAGGGATTGTAGTACGAGAAGGTCGTAGCAGTCTTGGAAATAACCGTAACGGTTCCGTTATAAGCGGCATTTCCAACAGACTGAACAACAACCGTTGCACCAGCGGTGATCCATGAGGGAACACTAGAAACCGTAAGGGTGCTGATGTTTGCTGTGGTGGCACGATTTGTGGTAGCCAGAGCAGGGATTGCTGCAGTCGTAACGTTCACGCGAACGGTTTGAGTTGCGGCGGCTCCATTGCTAGGTTCAGTAGTAGAAACAGGAACTTGACCAAGCACATAACCATTCGTCGCAGGGGTCAGAACGGTTTGGGAAAGATCGCCTGTACCATTGATTGCAACAGCAGGAGTCGCGGGAAGCGTTCCAGTTGCAATGTTCTGGCCTGTGGTTCCATTGTCGATGGCAACAACGGCTTGTGTGCCATTGGTTCCAGCGGCGTTGGTGTAAACCACAAACGAGGCAGTAGGAATAAACGTCTCAGAGTCAAGCTGAAGCTGACCAAGAGTGTAGGTTCCAGTTTTAGTAAAATCAACCGACAGAGGGCCGAAACGGACAACAGTCAGGTTGTTAGGGGTGGGTCGAGGAGTAGACATATTTTATTTTGTTAAGTTTTAGTAGTAACCGGGGGTGTTGTAAACAACGTTGTTAAGGGTATAGCTCACAAGAACAGTACCAGCAGTTGCCGCAACCGTGATGGCTGTGTACAACGGGCCGCTACCATTGATGCTAAACACACCAGTATAAGCAACGCCATTTACCGTAGCATTGCTTCCTGCTGGAGCAGTAATCGACCAAGTGATCGCACTTACAGGAATAGAGAAGCTAGAGCCGCTTGCAACCGATTGGAAATACGGAGTCAACGGTTGCCCCGACCCTGCATAAAGCAGGGCGGGGGCGTTGAGAACATCCGATGGAGCGTAATTAGATGGGTTCATCGAATTATTCGTTTATCGGATTAGATGGGCTGGCTAACCACGCTGGAACAAACGTAGCAATCAGGGGTGTATTGCGGCGTATAGTTCGGGGCGAGATTGCAAGGAGCAGGGATGATCAGACGGCTGGTGTTGAGCCTGTGAAGGATCGAGTGCATCAGCGTAGGATCTTGGAACTGCATACCCATACGGAACTGGTTCCAGAAGAAACCTTGGTCGCGCTTGAGATTGCACTCCCAATCAGGGTTCTTCCACTCCCAATCACCAGCATAGTTCTGCGTCATGCCTTGGGCTTCACCAAGACCGCTTTGGGAAGGGCTAATCCACTTGATCATGGCCTTGTTGACCCAAGGGTTAGTGATACCGAAGTCGGCATTGGCGAAAGCAGGGTTCTGGATGTATTTGCAACCCAACTCCGTAGTGACGGGGTAGTAGGGAAGAACACGAACCAGACGAGGCCAAGTGGTCGGATCGTTGGCGTTGAAGGTAGGCAGGGACGCATTGTACGTCCAATCCACATTCAGGCGAACACCGTTGATGTCGTTGCAGAAAGCGTAGTTTCCGATAACGCGATCAATACCAAGGGAGTATTGAAGCTGCTTGTCATCGAAATCGCTAACGCTCTCCCACCATCCACCAGACTGCTTGGCATACTGCCAAAGCTGACGAAGGACGCGAGAATCAGGAACGATCACCTCAAGAAGAGGGCGACCAGCAGCCTCGCTAACGTCGAGACGATAGGCATCATCTTCACGCTGGAGTTGGATGAGGATGTCATCAAGGGTATCAAGCGAGAGAAGACCGATGTTATCAAGCTGTGAAGCAGGAAGTTTCACATAGACATAGCCCATGTTGTAGCTTCCCTCGTTCGTCCCCTCAAAGGGCTGAACGATGAACATCTGATCGTCTTCAGCAACACAAGAGACAAGGCTCTGACCATTGCTGACAGGAACCCACTTGTGACCAGCACCACCGATCCAGTTGGAACGGGCGAACTCCTCGTGGACGTTCTTGGTGATGTTGACATTGGTAGCCATGATGTGATCCATCTCCTCCTGTGGGAACAGGCGATACATGAAATCAGTAAGCTGATACCAATCGGTACGCATTGCCTTGGTGAAAAGGCTGAAGCTGTAGCTCTCGGTTCCGGGGTGAGCAATCGTCTCAAACTGGAAATCATCAGCATTCTGAACGCAACGTCCAGACTGAACTTCCTGCCAAGGCTGATCGGGGTTATACCATCCACGACCAAATCGGAAAGCCTTCATCGTAGGGAGGGTGTTCAAGGGCCAAGTCTCAGTCTCAAGACGACCATAATAAATACTGTTTATCGCCATCTTTTTGATAAAAAATGGATTGTAATACGTCCTAGCCTCGCGGAACAGGGTGTCCACGTCTTGGCAGGAGCTAAACGTAATGCCGTTTTGTGCCATATAATTAAGTGTTTTGGGTTTATTGTGTGTCCCAAAAAGGATCGCTCCCTTTTAGAACACGGTTTAGTGTGTTTAGGGTTTGCGATCTGGCAACCATCGCTGTTGTTTTGATCACCCCACTATTCTCCAGTTTGGCAACCCGCTTATTATTTAATGTGGGTCGCTATCCCACTCGTTGCTTCCACCGAGAACAGTTGGCTAATCAAACCAACTAATCCAGAGTTATAATGTCAACGAACTATTAGGGGTTTCCTAATAGCTCGTCAACATAAATTTTTATCTATTACGAAACTTGGCAAACAAACTAGCAGGAGTCCTTTCCTCTACTTCATTGGCCTTGCCAGCAGAAGAAGATCCAATGGTTCCATCTCCAGTTCCCGATCCTCTCATCTTTCTAATTGTATCTTGAAGTTCAGCTATTTGTTTGTCTTGGGCAAAAGAATATGCTTTCAACTTTTTATATTTCGAGCCTTGTGTCAAAACTCTTGTAATCTGCTCCGGGGCGTAGTTGCTATTCTCGCGCAATGCGGCTTCAGCAATCATCTCATCTTCCGTTGTGTCATCATCAATGTTTTGTGACGAGATAATCTTAGCAATATCTTCTGAATACTTTACAGCATCATCAAGCTGTTGTTTTGCGGAGCTATAAGCATCCTGCCAACGCTTTCCGATTTGAGCCTTGTTCATTGATGCCCTACGAGCATTTTCCTCATCCGCTTGAGCTTTGGTTACTTCCCAATTTGCAATGGCTTGGCTACGAACTTCAATCTTATTAAGAACTTCATAGGCAGTAGAATTAAACTTTGCTTGTTCCATTGGTGAAAGATTCTCGTAAATATAATTAAGAGTCTGCTTGGAAATCTCGCGTTGTTTTGCCCTCTCAGAAGGATCTTGTGTTGTAAGAGATGCTTCGTATGCCTGAACAGCTTTAGAAAACTCCGTAAGACTTCCTTCGTCTTCTCCTAGAATTGTCTTAACCTGATTATATCCGTTAAGAATTGGAGCATCGTAATTTTCTTTAAAGATAGGATCAGCAGGAAGATTCAAAAAAGCATTGGTCTTGCGTAGTTTTTCTAGATCATTTGCAAGTGCCTCTTCACGCTCCTGCTTTTCTTTAAGCGTTTGCTCAAGCTGTTTGCGAACTTCTTCAATTTCCTTCTTGGTTCCACCATCATCTAGCTTGGAACGAAGGTCTTGGATTTCCTTCTCGTATTCTGGAACTTTTTCCAAACGAGCCTTTAGTTCAGCAGTTTCCTTGGCAAGTTGCTCATTGGTTTGCTTCAGGGACTTGATATAGCCACCCTTTTTCTCATCATCAACAGAGGATGATTTGATTTCTGGCTCTGGCCTGTTCTCTTCAGCATCACGCTTGGCTTGCTTTTCATCGTCAATCTTATCTTGGTATTGAGAAGAATCTTGATTTAGCTTTTCAGCCATTTTTTTAAACAAGTCATTTGGATTTCCCTTTGGGGCTTCCTTGATCTCGGACTTGAAGAAAACGTCAGCTTGTTTAACGGCGGCATCCCTTGCGGCTTTATCAGCAACAGATGCGGCGGTTAGGTTCGGGTTTTGTGTGTGGTCTGCTACGGCTGTTTCGGACATATGTGTTGTGGTTGTATGTGGTTACTTGCGCAAATTCAATTCATCTTCAGTCAATGAAATATCAAGGTCTGGATCTAAATCCAAATCGTGTGTTGCAACTTTTGTAACTGTTGCTTGCTGTCTTTCAACCTCATTAAAGGAATTATCCTTGGCTTCTACGGCATAATCCTGCAATGCGCGGAATACTGCTACAACCGTTGCGTGATCATATTTTACCAGATCCTCATAAACAGCGGTTTTTAGTTCGCTGTATCTTTTATCATTAATAATTGCGGCGGCTAGGTTTACGGTATTTATATCAGCCATTTTATAGTTCCATTTGCGGGTTGCTTTGTGTTGGTTCCTCAAAAGACGGCTCTGGCATCATCTCTTGAGTGTTCATTTGCATTTCTTGTTCATTTTTCTTCTGCAAAATTGTTGCATCATTTGCGGCTTTTGCTCTGCGAATCTGGATTTCGTTAGCGGCTTTTGCCCTCTTGGTTGCAAGGTCAGTTGCCGTTTTCTCCATTTGGTTTGCCTCACGAAGTTGAGCCTTTGTTGCCAATGCTGCAAGTTTAATATCTTCCTTCTTCTTGAGGGAGTCGGTCTGGATAGCTTCTTTAGCAACCATTGCTTGCAGTTTGATGGTCTCAGGATCTTGCTGTCCTTGGTTGTTTTGCTGTTGCTTGGCTTGTGCCATTTGAGCAACTTGGCTTCCAAGTTCATCAACTCCACGCTGGAGCATTTGCATTTGCTGACCAAATTCTTTTACCATTCCCTTCTTGGAAGGATCATTCTGAATAAAGCCAAGGTGAGCAACAAGGTGTGGGCCTTTGAAGCGCATGAGGCAAGCGTATAGATCACGGAGAAGTTCAAATGCTTCATCATCAATAGCACCCTGTGCTTGATTGGCATTTGGATTAACTCCCATTGATTGCATGACTTGCTGTGCTTCCTGCAAGGAAACCATTGAGTCTTGCATATGACCCTTAAAGTGTTCGATGTGATTCTGATCGGGATACACGCGGAAATTTGCAGGGTTTCCTTTAGGATCAGTCATTCCAATGTTTTCCATTGAGATGATTCCCTGTTCATCTGGAATATCGACCTTTGTTTGCTGGAAGTAGCGACCAACATTTTGCCTTCCGTTAAGTGCGGCAATCGCATCAGTAATGGCATTAGCCTGACCTTCATTCATTGGAGTCATTCCAGTAAGGGCAACAGTTTGTTGTGCCGCCATGAGCTTGTACGAAGGGCTTCCAGAACCAGCAAGCATATTGCTTTCAAGATTTTCGATATTCTCCCACTTCCACGCTTCCTTTGGAACGCCATTCTGTTCCATAAACTCAACAAACTGCTCTTTAAGTTTGTATCCATTACCACCCTTTGTGGTGTTGCTCATTCTCTTATACAGAAGGCGCAACCAACGGGTTTGATTATCATTAAACCTACGAATTTGTGTTCCTTGGAGCTTTGCAGATTCAGCCGCATCAAGTTCAGCTTCTCCTTTGGTGCGTTGCTTGCCGCCCTTTGTGGTCTGACTAATATTGTATGCACCGATTCCACGATACATATCGGCTTGATAGTATTGCATTCCTGCAAATAATTCATTAAGCGGAACGCTAAGATTTACTTGGGCTGGCTCAACATCTTGTGGCAGAATCATCCAAGGTTGCCATTCCATTTGCTTTAGCTTCTTTGTTGCTTCAGCAGTACCACCTTTAAGCATCAGTCGGGTGCTCCAATCCATTGCATCAAATGCACGATTCATGTGGATGTCGTAGGCTCGGCATTGAATGAAGACAGATTCAGCCAATCCTTGAATTTCATGCCAAATTCCACTTCCTGTAGAGTCGCACATGGGGGCGATAATATCAGCCCATCCATCTCCATCTTTTTCTACCCAATCTTTGCGGTAATACAGGAATCCAGTTTGTTCTCGATATTCTTCTTCCGTAAGGTCTTTGCGTCCGTTCTCTTTGTAACCAAGAACAAGTCCCCCGTAGTTCTGGAGTAAGAGCATTTTTGAAATGCTTCCGTTAAACTCCATGATATACAACTCATAAAGCTCAATACGAAGAGTATAAAGACGGGAAAGATTTAGGTTTCCGCTGGCAACATCGCGCAACCATTCGGTGTTGGTATATGTATTGCGATAGTTGGTAGTGAACATCCGAAGGGCATCAACACAAGCCCAAAAGTTCCATCCCATCTCTGTAGCATATGCCCTAGCTTTTTCGGGATCTTCCTCCCCGCCAGTAATCTTGAGCCAGAACTCAAGGGGGGTGTACGAACGTTTAATACAAATCTCACCCAAGTTCGTGAGGTCTGCATACGTTTTATCTGGAATTAGCACATTAGAATTATGGAAGCTCTTAGTGGGCCACCCGTCACGATCTTCTGCGATCTCAAAGCCCTTCCCGTATAGGGTCATTTCCTCAACGTCTAGCTCTACGTTGTAGTTGTAACTATTCCAAGAACGGAGCATCCGATCAAATCCAATGCTAATCAAGTCGCTCCATTGTTTCTTTTCTGTAGGATTACCAAGTTTGGTGGTAATATTTGCGGCGGTATTGCGCTCCATAACCATGTCCACAAAAGAAGACTTCTGGTTATCAACAATAAACTTCATTTGACGGAACGGCACATTGCTCATTCCTGAAAGCTGACGAGAGGCTACTTGGCTATAATCAGTCGGGGGAAAGCCCTTGTAACATTTGTAGATGCGTCCCCACTTGCGCTCACGACCAGCATTATCCAAACGAAGATTCCAACAAATAGTAAAAGCTGAATTGGCATCACGAACCCTGCTTGAAGGAGCAACACCATTGGAATTTACATTGTTGAATCCCCATGTGGAAACTCCTTCTGCTTGAACTGGTCGTTTAGATTTTGCCATTTTAGCCTATTGCTTGATTAAGTGCTTGTCTGCGCTTTTGGCAAGCGGTGCAACCTTTTGCGGTTTGCTCAAGGTTTGTCTTAACCCCGATGCTTGCCGCAACACGATCACCAAGATTAGCAAACGAATGAATTACGCTTGCCACCTTGTCTCCTGCTTCTTGCCAACAGTATTGGCTGGGCATCCTACCGCAAAGTTGTTGCTCGATCAAGTAAAGTAAATTTTCTGGCACAGAAACATTATTTTCCTTCATGTCGCTTTCTACGCGATTTGCGAATTGATTACCAAAAGGTATATCCATTCCATTGACGCGATAGGTATTCCCTTTATCGTCGCTATATTGATACCAGAGTCCACCGGGGATTGGGCCGTTTTTATCCTTGAGTCTCACGATTTTTTGTTTTTGTTTCGCCAGCCTCGATATTCTTTTTTCTCAAAAGTTTTTATGGCGTGGCAGTTTGCACATCTTACAACACATTTTTCAATTTCAGGCAATGCTAATTCCCATTTATGATAAAGAGATATATCTTTTACCTTTTCGCCATAAACATGATCAAAATGTAATGCAACTGCATGATCTTTGTATCCACAATCAATACAACCATGTTGCAATTTGTAAAAATTTGCTTTTTCTTGAAAGATTTTCTTTTGAGGTACAACATTTTTCAAGTTGTTCTCTTTAACTTTTTCTGGATTTATTAATCTCCAATTTTTACTTTTAAGATTTCTTATCTCTTTGTATTTTTGATGACTTTTTTTGCGACAATCTTTGTATTTTTCTTTGTTTGCATCTCTCCATGCTTTGCTTTCGGCATTTGTTTTTTCTTTATTTCTAGAACGCCTTAATCGTCGCATAAGGTTATGCCTGTCTTTTTGCTTTTGCGTTAAAACATACGGCTTTTTGCTCATGTGAACCTCTTTCTTGCCTTCTTGTAGAAATTTTGTCAATCTTTTTACTCATGAATTACAAGGGATTGAGTTTAGAGCATCCGCAGGACACAACATACGGACTTCAGTTTTTAGAAAGTTCTCCACAATTTGTTCGTGAGCTTGTTGCATATCGTCTTACTCGTGGAGAGTTTGGTCGGCGTGAGCGCATCAAGATGGGCATCAAGATGGATCAATGCGGATTGCTTTCTCCTGCACAGCACATGGTCAATGCCTTCCAGTTGATTTATGGAAACGATGTCTTGCTCCATTCTCAAGGAATCCCAAACAATTATGCCCTAGACATCATTGATTTGTTTTGTAACGAAAACGATTGGGGTATTGCTGGGTGTGCATCTAGCGGAAAAACGTTTTCCGTTGCGGCTTGTATCGTTGTTGATTGGCTTTGCGCTCCAGATTACACCAGCACCTACGTTGCTTCTACATCTCTGGACGCTTCAGAGGATAGATTGTGGGGCAAAGTATGCACATTGTATCGAATTGCCATGAGGAATATACAGGCACAACATGGCAAGGATGCCTCTATTGGAAATCTGGTAGAGTATCGAAGGATGATTGTTTTTGAGTCCATTGATACTCGTGACAGCGAAAGAGACTACACAAATGCCATAAAAGCCTTGGCTTTCCCTCGCGGAGGAGAAGGTAAACGGTCTGTTGAGAACACAAGGGGTCGTAAGAACGCTAGGATGCGTCTATTTCTTGATGAGTTGGCTGAAATGGATCTCTATGCCCTAGATACTCGCGTGAACCTTGGAGCCAATCCTGACTTCATATTCGGAGGCATGGCAAACCCGTCCAATACTGCTAATAATCCCCATACGGAGCTATGCCAACCAGACGATCCGATGGAATGGGATGCTGTAAACCGCTATACAAAGAAATGGAAGACCCGTACTGGCGTAGCATTGCACCTTTCTGGAGAAGATAGCCCAAACTTCCAAGTTCCAGATGCAGAAATCCCACCTTTTGATCGGTTTTTAACTATAGAAGGTGAGGCGGCTACCCTTAAAAGGTGCTACGGCAACAAGAATGCCCTAGAATACTGGCGAAATGTGTACGGATGGTGGCCTGATTCATCTGTAGAACTCACAATCTTTTCAAAACAGTTTATCCAAGGGTGTGATATTGGCTGGGAACCAGTATGGAGCAATAGAACAAAGGTGGTTTGTGGCTTTGACCCTGCATTTACAGCAGGAGGCGACAGATGCGCCGCTTCTTTTTGCCGATTTGGGCCTAATGATACTGGTAGAAGCCTTGGTTATTACCTTGGAACTAGAGAATACACTAGTTCTGTAGGAGAAGTATTTGAAGAAAGCATTGCAATGCAGATAGTTAAGGATTGCTTGGAGTATGGAGTCCATCCTAGAGACTTTGGTTTGGATATATCTGGTGACGGAGGCAAGATGATGAGGGCAATTATCATCGAATGGAGCAAGTTCCATCCAGAGGCCATGTTTGTATTCCCAATTTCCTCTATGGGCATGCCTACCGAAAGAAAAATCTCCAATCTTGATCGCAGGACTTGCAAGGAAGCCTATGATCGGTTGGTTACGGAGTATTGGTTTGCCGTCCATACCGCCATGTCCACGCGATCTCTTGTTGGCATTGACTTAGAAAGACATTCCCAAGTGATCAATGAACTATGTTCTAGGTTGTACCAGCACAAAGGCAGGAAGGTTTCTGTTGAGAAAAAGACTGAGATGAAGCAACGCATCAAGAAGTCTCCCGATTTGGCTGACTCTTTGACCTATGCCGTAGAAATGCTCAGAAGGGCAGGGCTAGAATTTACTTTTGAAGAGGAAACGGAATCCTTGGACATCCTAGAGATTCGTGACTTTGAGAATAGACTGATCAAAAACAGGCGTGATGAAGAAGATCCTACAAGCGAAGAGGATATGAGCTATGCTGGAACTTCTTTTGATGAAGATGGCTTTTAGCTTCATATATACAATCAAATACTAATTCATTTACAATTAGCAAATGACCCCGCCCCCTATCTCGCAGGAAATCCCCATTGGAGATTTTTCAGGGGCGAGGAACCTTTGAAGAAACCCAAGTGCCGATCCTCCTTGTTTCTGCGACTCAAGGGGAGAAGGCGGTCATGGGTATAGGCTGGAACCGCGCGGTGACGTGTGACGGCCACACTTGCGATCCCGTAACTCCACCTACACGGGGCATGAGGCCCGCTTTGGTAGGTGAGATAATGAAAATATATTGTTGACATCTTGATGCGTCAATAGCAAAGTCACATTCATTCTGAATGTTGCACCATTCTGATCCTACAATTTTCTCCAAAGAAACAAAGGGCCGTCGTAGTGGTGCAACACTCGGCGGCCCTTGCCCGTTATAGCAAGTGAGGCTAAATACGAATGCGTACCGTGTAAGCCAACAACAACGGCTTTGGAGAACCAAAACTCCTTACCCGATGAGAATGAGAAGAAACATCCTGCATCTAGTTTACGGGGTGCAGTAGTTTCTTTTCCTTTCTGACAGGCTTTCCCATATGGCTATGGGGGGATCAGGGGGGTGTTTGCTTTACTCTTTGCTTTTCTTTAGCCTTGGGATATGTAGTTTGCTCTAGATGAAATCCCTACTAAAGCAATTCATAGGCATTATAGCCTATCTCAATGGACATTGCCCCTCTTGCTGGAAAGAATTAAACACTTGCGCTGGTTCAGCTTGCCATGTATGCAAGGTCGCAGGATACATCAAACCACAAAAGATTTGGCAAAGGTTTACATCATCAATCTAATCTAAAATCTATGACTCCAGAAAAAGATGCCGCAAAAATTTGGAGTGAGGCATACCATTATGGTGTCAATAAATACATCTCTGGAAGCAAAGAACACAAATCACAATTCTGGACTGCTGGTGCTGCATGGTATGCCAAAAACCTGAGAGATGAACAACTGGATCTCATCAGCTATTTGCACCACCTTTCTGAACGAATCAAGCTAGTTGAACTATTGGCAAATATGATGGAAGAAGAAGAAATTTCCTTACGTGATGCAAGCCACCTATTAAAAAGCCTTGTAGCCGATAGACCACCACAATCTTTGCCACATCAATCAAATGACTAAAAATCCTGTCGGGGCAGTTGTTGTTTCCGACCTCCATTGTGGTTCTTCAGTAGGATTGTGGCCTGATAATCACATCACATCTACTGGCAATAAAGTTGGCCTTGGCAACAATCTTCACCAACGATGGCTTTGGCAATGTTGGAACGACATCCAGAAGAAAATAAAAGATCACTTTAAAGGAGAACCATTTGCCTTGATTGTAAATGGAGATTGCATTGAAGGTAGGCACCATGGAACTACAGAGGTAGTTGTATCTCTAAATTTTGACCATGCCCTTGCCGCCATTGAGTGCCTAAAGCCACTAGCCAAACTTGCTTCAGTAACCTATATGACGGCTGGTACAGAATGCCACGTTGGAGATTGGGAAAAAATGATATGCAAGGAAATCGGCGGCAAATGGCTAGGAGACAAGGGGCTTATTGAAATGAATGGAACGCTCATAGACATTGCCCACCATATGCCGACAAGTGCTAGGGCATACCTAGAGGCAGGAGCAATGTCTATAACGATGGGCAACGCTCGACAGAATTACTCTCGTGTTGGTCATAGGGTTCCAAAAATATATTTAAGAGGCCATAGGCACACGGGAGGACTTTTTAATGATGGATCAGGCATATTCATGGTCACACCAGCTTGGCAACTTTTGACACGATATGGTCACAAAGTAGTCGGAGATTCAATATGCCGACCCGGATTTGGGATTATAGATTGGCGTGGATGCGCTAAAGGAGAATTACCAGCAACCAAACTAACCGTATATGAGCCAAAAGAAAATAAACCCATCTGAATCTGAACTGCGTAATTCTGCTTACGACTGGATTAATAAAACAGAAGAATATACAGTAGAAAATGTTCCTGAAGGTTGGCTTACTTGCCAGCAAATCTGTGAATTAAAAAACATATCTATAGGGCAAGCAGAAGTGTTAGTGCAAAAGATGGTCAACAATGGAGAATGGCAAAAGAAAAAATTCAGGATTAGAATAGGCGGAGCAGGGGTAAGGCCAGTTATGCATTATACTGGAAAATGAAAAAACCATCCGAATACTATTTAGATATAGGTATTTGGAGATCAGGATGTTGGCTTGTTTATCCTGTCAATAGAAAACAAGCAGAGGAATGGTTAAACAATAAATTTAAGTCTAATGATCCTTTTGAAGTTACCGCTCTTGATACAGCACAAGCAGTATCTTTAAACTATAGCCCTTTCTTCATATTTCTTACAGAATGGAAATTTGATGCAGAAAATATAGGAGTTCTAACGCATGAATGTATCCACGTTGCCAATTATATTCTTGATAGATGCGGCGTAAAGGAAAAGAAATCCTGCGACGAGGCATTGGCATACCTAGTCGGCTACCTTGTAGAGAGCTTTCTAAAAGCCCTTACAAATAAAAATCAGGCAAAGGTCAGAAGATCACTTTGATGATGGGCAATAAGCTGAAGGATGGCTTTTCCCTCATCAGTAGCAACATGGCCCGTACCTTGGCACTTCCAGCAAGGCTCCCCTTGACCTTCATCGTACCAATCGGTTCCTGTACCACCGCACTCATTGCACACCTTTTCAAGTGTCATCTGTTTGAATAGATTATTCATACAAACTCTCCATTGACGGATTTTTTTATTCCTGTCAACAATTTTTTACAAAATAAATGAAACAAAAAGATTTACTAGATAAAGCCAAAGAACTCGCTAACTTTGGAGAAGACTATGGAGCAATCGTTGGACAGCTAGAGGCAAACAACCAGATTATGCTCAAACACTATGTACTCAATCTTCCAGAAGAACTTGCCTGTAAAACAATCTATGGGAAGGTCGCGTGGGCAAATAGGGAGAATGTCCCTAGAGGCCGGGGAAGGCCACGCAAATAATACCCGATGGTGTAACGGTAACACTAAGCTCTTTGGAAGCTTCATTCATGGTTCGAATCCATGTCGGGTAGCTTTTATCCAGCATAGCTCAATGGTAGTCAGCACCGAACTGTTAATTCGGGGGTTGTAGGTTCGAGTCCTACTGCTGGAGCCAATTTTAACACTTGCCAACTATTCGGAATTGCCTAATAGTTCGTTTGCAGTCCAATGTTCCAAGGCTGGCGAGAAGGTCTCCAAAACCATCTGGCTTGGTTCGATTCCAAGGGGCTGTGCCAATTTTAAAGCAGAGAAGACAAACGGTAAGTCGCCACGCTCATAACGTGCGAGATAGTTGGTTCAACTCCAACCTCTGCTATCATTTTCGCGGGGATCTTCGGTGAACCGCTGTTTCGCGGAGTGGCCGTCAAACGTCACAATGCGGATGCTTAAATCGGGGGAGGCAATAAGGGGCGAAACTGGCGGGTAGCTTTGTGCTGGCCTAGTCGGGAGTAGTAGCGACCTGATCCTCCCCCGACCATTTTCAATCACCGATTCGTCTAGTGGAAAGATCCCGTTACTGAACGGGAGACGGAGTGTTCGATTCCTCCATCGGCTGATTGTTTATCTTCAGCGCATAAATTCCCCTCATGGGTGAATCTCAAGGCATGGATCTAAACACTCAAGGCGACTGCCAATCTTTAATAACTCTGTTAGCTGTTAAAAATACGAAGCCAAACTTTTAATAACTTGTGTCCTGTAGCCGATCATTAACAGAATCTAAAGTTTCCTATAGAAGGCATTATTGCCGATAATGGAAGCTATAGATTACATTACCTAGACAGATATGGACAAATGCAGATGGTTTGTAATGGAATTGTTAATTATTGGCATTCGACAAATGTGGTTTTGTAAGAAAAAGTTAGGCTCCCCACTCCTGAAGATACCGAACAGCCTCGAAAAGAAGTTCCTTGTTCTCCTGAAAAACTCCAACCCCTGTGTTGCAATTTGAGCAAAGTAGCCCTCTAACTTTTCCACTTGTATGACAGTGATCAACAGCAAGATCCTTTCCACTTTTGCATATGGTTTTGCATATTGAACACACTCCGTTTTGCTCTAAAAGTTTCTTGTTATAATCTTCTAGGGAGATGCCAAACACGCGCTTCAGTCGCTTGCTTCTTGCTAAATCAGTCTTTGCGTATGCAATTTTCTTTTCCCTTACTTTAGGGTTGTTTTTGTAATAATTCTTTGAGTTTTTTCTGTATCGAATAACCATCTGTTTCCATTGTTGCTGCGTAACCCAATACTCATACCCACCCTTACAATATTGAGCAAAGACCCGTCCATCCTCACGAACTTGTCCTCGCTTTAATTTTTGAGGGAAATTCTGTATATTTTTTCCGGTATCGTACTCTGTTAAATTGTGCATACAGTAAATTTATCGATTGAAAGAAATCTGTCAATATTTCTTTCATAAATATCTACCCACTATTTCTGACAAAAGTTACTACTCAAAGATAGTATAAGCCTTTTACTACCAATGAGTAGTACGAAAACAAGAGTATTCAGTGGTTCGCATTCAATAGGAACTGGGTCGTTGGTTTTTCCTAGCGTTTATCCCAGCGTTTCTCCTAGCGTATCAAAACTAGGTCGGTTTCTGTCCTTTTGAAAAGGACACATTACCTACCAGTAATAATGCCACAATATACCCGATAGGGAATAAAATGATCTATATATCAAAAAACAGGCCCTTTCGGGTATAAGCTTTGTCTTGTCATCTAACCCATATCTTTTATCCTTACCCTGCCAGTAACATCAAACCAAATCAAACTATGTCCAACAAAGAAATCCTACAAGAAAACGAAGAACTCAAAAGAATCATCATCAACATCGTAGAGTCCCTGTCAGAAATCCTACACTACGTCCATGACGTTATAGAGATTGATGACGAAGAAGTTGACGAAGAAGTTGAAGAAGATTGCTGTTCCTCCTGCGGTAAGTAATCTCCATATCTAACCCCCTTTTGGTTACAACTCGATGGGTTGTGGGGAAGCCAAGAGGGGGTTTTTTATTGCCCTGATTCCTCGCCCTTCTCAATCCCAAATGTAGCATTCTGCCACATTCTTAGCTGAGAGCTATTAAAGTGCTTTATAGACCCATCCTTGCTCAAGCAAACAGTCCATACATCATTATCAAACATCCCACTACTCTCCACATAGATCGCATACCCATCACCCATAGGCGTTACCACAGGCATAGGATTCCCAAACTCGTGAATCATTAATATTCTTATATCTTTGTAAGATTACAATTCCACAAAACAGTAGGAGCAGTATCTCCACGAATATTAAGAACTCCACTTGTTGCTGACAAAGTAACAGGAGGAGTAGAAATTTGATCTGTAATTGTTGCACCAAATCTTTTTCCAAAGTAAAAATTACCACTTGCATTCATGTTTATAGCAAAATTTGAAGCAGTAGTAATAATAGCCAAACCTTTCCCAAAGATATTTATAGTGGTTCTTCCTGTTGCCAATGTTCCATTATCATACATGGAACTAATCAAAGTATAGCCATAGGTAGTTCCCACATTAAAATACTTAAATCCAATAGATGATCCATTTAAAACAGTTAAATATTGCAAATTATTAGATAAAACACCTGAATCTGCATATGACCACAAATTATTCTCGTCAATCAATATGTTTTGATAA